CAATACTGCCTATCTGGCTACGTGGCACATTTACTTTGAAAGTAGTGGTAAACTGCACAACTCCTCTATTATTGACTGCTTCCAAGCGGGCGGCTGTCAAATATGTTGCGCCAAACCATGTATTTGCACTATCGTTTTTTTTTGCCGCTTATATACAGCGTAAGAAATGGATTTCTAGAACCAGCCACATAATTAGTGACCTTAACTGAGATTGATGCTATGTATACTTGGCTAACACCGTCATTAGCTATCTGAGACTTGATGCTTTGGTAAATGTGCTTGGTTTTATTAAGTTCTCCTATAATTCTCGCTTTACCATCAACTATAGTCACTCCAGTTCCTTGCCATTGGTTCAAGTTTTCGTTAAAAGAGCTATTGAGCAGAAGGTTGTCTTCTATCCTCAAACTCTCAAACCGCTCCGTCACACCATCGATCCCGCTCTGCAAGTCAGCAGTCTTGCGATTGATACTCTCAATCTGCCCTGTCTGAGTATTGACGGTCTGCGTCAGAGCCTCGTATTGGGTCCTCGTTTGACTCAGAGTGTCTTCTACGGTCTTAGTCCGACTTGTGACACTGGTGATGTCTCCTGTCGCCTTAGAAACGGTTTTAGAGAGTTCTGCGACTGTTGACCTCGTACCATCTGCCAAAGTCTCGACTGTCGACACACGATTGGTCAAAGCCGTCTGCGCTCGTGCTTGCTCCAAAATCTTGCTAGCTTGCATGTTGAGGTCGTTTCGCAAAGCTGTAGCACTCGCTTGACTATCTCTGGCCTTTTGGTCAGTGTTAGCGATTGCCGTCTGTAGCTCAGACTTAGCAGTGTTTAAGGCTTGACTGACCGTCGCAACCTGCGCTCTTGCATCTGCGATAGCTTCAGTCTTGACTTGATTAGCCCTTGCGATGGCGCTTGCTGCATCCGACTTGGCCTGGTTGGCACGCGTTTCGACAGACTGAGCCTTTGCCAAGATGTCTGCTATCTGCCGACTTTGACTTTGTTTAGTTACCTGATACTCTTGTTCAAAAGCATCAAATTCCTGACTAATCTCAGTCTTTATCTGAGCAGCATAGCGTTCAGCCTCCGCCCTTGACTGCTCGATACCATCATTGATTTCCTCAACTCGCTTGTCAAATTCGGCGTCGAAATGACGGTTTGCATTATCAATCTCCTTCTGCAGTTTCTGTTCAAAGGATGCTGACAATCTTCCAGTTGCTTTGTCAACACTGCCAGCGACCATGCTTGCCACTGTAGACTTGACAGATTGCGACACCTTACCAAATCCTATGGATTTCAATCGCTTGGACATCGGTGCAAAATGGTAGCTAGTAATTTTCAAACGCAAATCAACATCGAATCGCTCGTGGAATACACTTACCGTGTCGAACATCTTAACAGATACATCAGACTTGCCTTTGACATCCAGATTGATAGAGTTTTCTACCAAATCACAAAGAGTTGAGCCAAAATACCTCTGCCCATAAGCCAAAAGGCTAGCTTCATCTGTTACATCTTGGTCATTGACCTCAATATCTGCTTCGTAGATTTGACGATATTGCCCAATCAACGGACTGTCCACTGTCACAGCAATAACACGGTCTTCCTCTGCTTCAGTCTGACCTTTAACGACTTTCTTGAGGTGTAGCCGTGTTTTAAGATTGTTGATATTCTCAGTCTCTTCGTAGCTACTGAGATTCTTTTTGTACATAAATAGCGACTCGTTCTCTATACCGCCATTTTTCAACAATTTAACCTGGTATTTATCTCGTACCAAGTCACCACCCCACTGCCCAACTATAGAGTGTTTATCCTTGGCCAAAACATCCATGACAGATACATTGGATTCGTTAAATGTATGACGGTCTAAAATGTCACTAAAAAACGTAAATGGACATGGTCGCTTAACGCTACCTGCCAAAGCAGTCATAACCGTCTGCCCTGGAACCCTGTCAACCGAGATAGAGTTGATAGAGTAGTAATTCAAGAGTGTTGCGACCTGCTTAGCATAGACCTGCACATACCCATTGGCTTTTTTTACTTCAAAAATAAAAAATTCCTGTTCACCGTGCAGGTCATCAGCCAGCAGAAAAACTTCCCTTTTGAGCAGATTCCACTTCCCATCAGTCAGCGGAAATTTAAAGGATAGTTGGTAGGTGCTATTGGCTTCTTGCACGATGTCATCATCATAAGCAAGATTGAGCGGGATATTCCCGTCTTTAAGATAGATCAAACCTTATACCTCCAATTCCCTTTAATCGTTATTTTCGTAACTGTCCCACTTGTTGCGACACCGCTCCGACCGACAGGTATCTCGAAGAATGGACCACGTTTGCGAATGGTGTTCTTCACAGCACCATTCTTATCATAGATATTCTGTCGCTTGTGACGGCAATCAATAGTCGCTAGAGTATCCAAGTCCAATTCCATCAATTGTTGCCCAATAGTCAAGGTCACCCGTCCCGAACCCTCTATGATGATGATAGGCTCAGAATAGACCGTGCCAGGATTTTGAATAGAACCAGATGAGGTCAAAATGACATCAGCTGGATTTTGGATATAGCGAAACGGATGCATAGACACAGTAATTTCCACCTTCCAACGATGTGGACCAAGTGGCACGTAGCTACTAGATACCAAATCACAGTAAAAAAAGCTATCTCTCAGATAGCCAAATTCCACCGTATTATTTTCCGACTGAAAAACCTCAATCAAGCGCATAGCATCTGCCAAATGTCGTAGCGTGATGATAAATGTCCTGTTGTAGCCATCATACGCACCCTCGCTGACATGTAGTTGCCCATTGGCACCATAGACTTCCACCAACTCAGACCGCTCGACTGAAGTTTGTGCTTTGCCAAAGTCAAGAACATGGCAATCAGCCAAGGTCGAAGTATCTAAGCCATTGATGATCATATAGTTCATTAAATACCCTCCCTTGCCATAATCGCACCTTGATGCATATAGCTATTTTGAGCTAATTTTTCACCGTCCAAATAAACTGCCAACTCCTTATCCACCAAGGCAGACAGGAAGCGCTCAATATTTGCCAAACGAGCACTCAAGCTACTACCTCCATCACTTCCAGCCAAATCGCCAGTAGAAGACAGCAAGTTTCGACGTACATCCACCGATGCACTTGACGTCATATCATAAGCCAAGGACTGATTTTCAAAAGGCTTAGCAATTGCTCCAGCCATGCCAGATACCGTCCCCATGACATCCTTGAATCCCACTTGTAAGTTGGTATTTAAGCCTTGCATGATAGCTAGACCAGCAGGTTTCAAAAGTACTCGGTCGTATGAGATAGGACCCTTGTTTTTCGCAATCCAATCAGCAATTCCTCCTACAAAACTTGTTACTTCTCCCCACATGGAGCGTAATCCGTTAACGAAACCGCTTAAAATTGCAGCACCAGCATCAAATAGGTCGATGTCCTCAACACCGCCTAGCAACTCAGCACCAATATCGAGTGCTACTTGACCAATATTCCCTAAAATGCTCAGAATTCCACTGATTAGAGTTGTTAAAATTTCCACACCAGCAGACAATATATCTGGTAATTTCGATAAAAGCATCGATAAAAACTCTCCCGCAAGCTCTAACGCTGTGGAAGTGAGTTGGGGTAATTCTTGAACTAATCCATTCACAATATTGACGACAAATTCAACACCCATCTGTAAAATATCTGGAAGATTTTGTGTCAAAAAATCTATAAACATTCCGACCAATTCAATCGCTGCACTACCGATTTCAGGCAAACGCTCAACAATGCCCTGCACCAAATTAACAAGAATTTCGGAACCTTTTTCCAACATTTGAGGCAACGAGCCTTGAATAACTTCCGTAAAAGACCTAAAAATTTCCTGCGCCGATAACAGCAAGTTTGGAATATTTAAGATAATTCCATCAATGAGATTTAAAAGCAAGTCAGAACCCGCTTGTAACATCGTAGGTAAAAAGTTCGCAAATGCAACAACAAGATCAAGAAAAATATAGCTAAATGTTGTCAACAGGTCTGGAATAGCACTGATAATCCCTTGTCCGAGATTAGAAAGTAATTCTACGCCTGTTTGCATAAGTGTTGGAAACTCTTCGATAAACCACTGACGAAAGTTCGCTGTCAGACCTGTAACCAACATTTCAAACTCTGGTAACCCTGTCTCAACTCCAATCACAAGACCAAACAACAGTGCCTTTCCTTGCTCCAAAATCAGAGGCATTGCCTCAGCGATAAAAGTACCAATCGCAGATGGCAACCCTTTGAAAATATTTCCAACCATCGGAATAAAGTTACCGAATAAAAAATTAGACGTTGTCGACGCTAAGGCTTTTAATTGCGGAGCAATATTCTCGCCCAAGGACAAGCCTGCCAGTGTATTTTCCCAACTCGCTTTCATAGCAGCTAAGGACCCTGAATAAGTATTCTGAGCTTCGGCAGCTGCAACTCCAGCTATCCCCATGCTTTCTTGCACAAGGTGGATAGCTTCGACAACGTCCGCATAGTTGCTGATGTCAAATTTACGCCCCATCGCAGACGGCAAACCTTCAGCAGTCTTCAATAATCGTTCCATTTCTGACTTTGTGCCACCAAAGCCGAGTTTAAGATTATCCAGCATGGCATAGTTTCCGCGAGAAAGACTTTGATAGGTCTGCTGAATAACACCTATGTCCGTTCCCATTTTCGCGGCGTTGTCTGTCATGTCCATGATAGCTTTGTTAGCCATGTTAATCGCTTTGGTTGAATCACCACCAAGTGATTGCTTTAAGCTCGCACCCATGGATACAGCTTGCTCTGCGTATGTATTTGCAGAAACACCTGCCTTGTAGGCCTCTTGTGCAAAACGTTTCGCCGAATCCTGTGCACCATCATAGATAGTATCCAGACCACCGAAAGATTGTTGCAAATCAGCACCAGCACTCAAAGCAGAACCAATTATTTTTCCGATTCCTGCAGCCGCAAGTGCTCCGCTTAAAGCAGAGACGAGCGAGGCGCCAAGACTTGACCCAGCTGACCGACCAGCGCTATCAACTTCGCCACCCAATAATTTTGAAATTGACCCGCTAATGCCTTTTGCAGACGGGACTATCTGCACATAAGCAGAACCCAAATCAGTCGCCATGCTCCTCACCTCCAATCTCTATTTCTAGCGCACGCATAGCACGTTCAAACTCCTCACCAGATGAGAAGACCCTCTCTTCACGTTCCACTTTCGACCCTTCCAAGGCTTGAGCGACAGAGTTTGGACGATTCCGTCCAGCCTGTCCGTCCTTAGTTTTAGCCCAAAAGAGTAAGCGAACCGTATCATAGATACCTGCAAGTAGCAGAGTATCCAAGTCTTCCTTCTGACCAGATAAGACCTTCTTAATCCGTGATTTCTCGCTTAGCCCACAAGCGAAAACAGCTACCCGAGTTATAGGTAGCTGTCGATAATCATATATGCCATAAGTTTCAGCCAAATCACAGATAAGAGCATTCTCATCTACCGCAATCATTCTGGCGAGGATTGCGAGTTTTTTAAGTCTTTGACTTGTTCAAAGACATCCTTGATTTCAGCACCAAGAGCAAGAATAGGCACCAGTCCTTTTTCTGTACGGACATGCTCCTTGAGTTTCTTCGCTTCTTCACCGAGTAACAAATTGACAATCCGAATCATGGCACTGCTGTCTCCAGCTTCTTCATCAGCGATTGCCTCAAAAAGCTCATAGTTTTCCAAACGGTCTTGGTCAATGCTAATCACAAGACCTGTACTAGTTTTTACTTCAAACATTCAAACCTCCTTACGATGACGACGGCGAGCTTGTTCCTGTTGACTCGCTAGCTCCCTTAATGTACTCATAGTGTGTATTACCCTTGGCGTCAGGCAAGGCTTGGATAGTCGTTTCATACCCAGCCAAATCACTATCAGCGTAGGTAATCTCCCCAACTTCCAGCACCTTAGCATTTGGGATGACAATCCGCTTCTTCGCACCATTTTTCAGCAGCATATCCACTACCAATGGATGCGTAGGCAATTCCTTAGAGTTGACCTCCACAGTAATCCCTGATTCAAGGTCGCCTTTCACATTTTCAGGACCATAGACCTCTTTTAAGACATCCACATTTAACACCTCAATGAGTGTGTAGGTAAATTTGTCTGATTTTCCTGTTTGAGGAGTGTCAACCACATCACCGCCCCAGGCTTTCAGTTCTTCCGATTCGCGAGTGTCCTCGTTAGTCAAGCCATCCTCTGAAATGTAGCCTAAGTTTTTAAAAGCCGTATTTAGCTTAGTAGTCGCATTGGTCGGCAAGCTCGTTCCCGTTGGAGCTGAGGAAATTGCCCCAGCAATATCAGGCTTTGCTGACGACACAAGTTTTGCATCTGCCATTCAATTTTCTCCTTTTCAAAAATAAATAAAATCCACTACCGCTTGATAACGATAGCGTTTGGTTTCCGTATCTGTAAAATTATAGTCCGAGTTGAGTTCTACCTTACTGATACTCGGTAGCCCAATCATCTTTTCAACCACCGTTTTGACCTCTTCATTCAAAAAGGCAGCCTCTTCCAAAGACTGCCCATAAGATTGTATCGCCAAAGTCGCTTGATTCAGATGGTTCTTCTTGCCACCGCTCGTCTTTTCAAAAATCACAAAACACTCAGGCATTTCCTCCTGATGTTCCGTATAGACAGGCACAGAAAGATGCTCGGTTAAAAAGTTCAACATGATGACTTCAATCATGACTTCACCGCCTTTAACAAGGTATTATGCTTCTTGTTGTCCCGTTTAGCTTGAAAGCTATTCGCATAGACCATAGCGTTGGCACGAGTCTTACCGACATAGATATCCGATTCATACCCATCGCCTGCACGGTTTCGGATAGCATTTGCCTTGTCAGTCAAAACTGCCTGCATCTCAGGCGATTTCATCAACTCACGGACACCTGCACGGTTCAACTTAAATTTCATGCTAGCCATACCGTTCCACCTGCACTTTCTTATTCCATTCAAGCGGGATCAGATGGTCAAGACCTTCCAGCGGCTCACCAACTGTTCGCCAGCGTTGACCAAAGAAACGCACCTCTCGATTTTCCCATTGGTTTGTATCCCTTTTGGGAATAGCTAGCGTGTATTCCACTTTCTTTCCTGTCAAATTGATTTGATTGGTAATATCCTCGGTTGTCGCGGGCGCAACCAAGACATTCTCAACCACAATCTCCACATCTGCAGTCTTTGGATGACCAAACGAATCCTTGCCAATGATCTGTTTGTCAATCAAGACAATCGGTATACCTTTAATCCGTCCCATAAATATCCCTCGCTCCAAAACGTTGTTTCTTCAGTCCCAATCGCTTCAGCTCGCTATCTTTGATAAAGAGCCCTCCGCCAGGAACCAAAAACGAACCAGACACCGAATAGCCAAGAGCTGACTCGTTAAATTGAGTCATAGGCTCTTGGTCTGTTGATGTCATGAGAGTGCGAGCAACTACATCGACTGTAACGGATTTGACCACCGAGGCAAACACCGGACTATCAGCAATCATCTCATCCAAATCCTTCCCGACTTTTTGAGCTTCATGACGTATAGAATTGGATACAACATCTAGTAAAGCTTCAGCACGGTCATGTTCATCAAGCTTTAAAGTTCTCCAGAGAGACTGCAGGTCGTCGACAGTCGCAAATGTTGTTACATCATGTTCTGTCACAAAAATCCTTTCCACCACAGTCATTCTAAGCCATTTTCACAGATGAATACCCACGAAAACAACTTAGAATGCCGTAGAATCAACGTCTCAGCACCCTTATTCAGATGCTGGAGCAGTTTTTTTCTTAGTGGTCTTTTTCGGTTCGTCAACCAAGACCCAATCACCACGAAGTTCGCTTTCAGTGATGACAATCGCACCAGTTTCTTTGTGTTCGTAAATAGCCATCTAGACACCTCCTAGGCTTTCACACGAGCAAACGCCTTAGGTTCTAGGATTCCCCAACCGATGAACGATTCCGCACGCAAGCAAATCTCATTGTGTGCCTGCAGGTCACGGCCAGAACCATCTGGATCTCCGTATTCAATCGTCTTCATTGGGATATTTTCAGAGTAGCCCCATTTAAACATGTTCTGGAAATCGCCAACAATAACATGGTCTGTATCAGCAGTTCCACCAGTTGTTGATAGATTTTTGTTGATGTCAGATTTCATACCAAAGAATGCATCTGGATTTTGTCCAAAACGAAACTCAGGATAGAGCGGACGTTCATCTTTGTCCTTGCGTTTCCCGAGAGCGCTACCCGCTACAGGGGAAAGAGCCATCCCGTTCACTTCGTAGCCGTTTAACACAACCGACTCCACGGCGGTCTCGATATTGTCATCAATCTTTTCAGCGTTGAATGTAATCACGTTCCCTGTTACCACACCATCGAAAGAGTTGGTTGCCTTGAACGTTCCATCTGTCATACTACGAGGCTCTAAACCATGGAGAGCCGCCAAGTCAAACGCTACTGCCATCTTCTTGGCGAAACCGTCTGCATAGTGTTTCAAAAATTGTAGACGCTTTTCTTCCGAGCAGTATAGAAATTCATCTGTCAAACGAGCCTGGTAGACAAATTTCATCGGTTTAATCACACGAGATGTAATGGTCGCAGTATTACCAAGTTTTTGCTCTCCCTCACCTACAATTTGGGCATTTCCATCAAGATTAAAGATAAACTGCTCTGTTCCGTTGAATGGAATTGGTGTTTGTTTTGATAAAGTCGCAAGGACGGACGCACCAGTCACCTTGCTCATAATTTCCGTTACCAATTCTGGTTTAAAAAGTGTTCCAGCTTTCATTGCTTCTGCCATATTCTTGTTCTCCTTTTAATCATTTTTTCCTAGTTCACGAGCCATAGACAACCATGGATCTGTTCCATTTCCTGGCTCAATATCCTTGAGCGGTGGAATTGGAGCTTGTGGTTTCATGAGACTTGCAAAGCGTTCCGCATCAGCCGTAAGGCTTGCTTCATCTTCACCCTGCAAACGATCGGCAAATTCAAATGGCAAGCCATATTTAAGAGCAATGGCCGTCTTCGTTTTCGCAGTTTCATAACCTGCAATAGTTGACTTATACCCTTCAATTTGGCTTTCAAAATCAGCTGCAGCCTGATTTGATTGTGCGACCGTTTCTTTGAGACCAGCGTTCTCCGCTTCCAAAGTCGAAACACGAGATTTCAGTTCGTCGTAGTCAGCATACTGCTCTTTTAGACGCCCCAAACGAGCCTTGATAATCGTATCTAGCTCTTCCTGTGTTTCGATAACTTTAAATTCAGACATATCAATGTCTCCTTTCTCCGCATTTCCCGTGCGTTCGGTAATATTTTTTGCATTAAAAAAGACAGGTCGCCCCGTCCACTTAATACCTAATTTGTTGCTTTTTCTTAGGCTTGGTTGTAGCACAAGCCCAATGCGCCAGCAAAGCACTGTCCATTAAACTAATATCCATATCGTCAAAGTGTGAGCGATAGCCAAAACCACCATTTGAGCCAATGTTCCGCTTATCACAGTTAGTCACGACCTTTGAAAGAGACGGTTGCCCATTGTGGCAAATCGTATGCTGGTAAATGCCCTGTTCCCACATGGAGTTAGCAATGATGATTTCCTTGACGGTTGGCAAGATGACATTACGGATTTTAGAGTCTTTCAACTCCTCCTCAAGCATCTTCTGGCCACTAGCTCCGTCGATGACGATTTGAGCCACATCAGCCTGCTTCAAAAAGGCTACCAGCCAGGCACTACCATTCCGAACGGATTGACAGTCAATGGTTTCTACAAAGAATTGACCGTCCTCTGTCCGAACAGCAATAGACAAGGCTACGTTGGTGCCGTCCTGCCCAAACTTGATGCCAGCAAATAGCTTGCCAGTCAGCTTCGGCATATCGTCAATCTTGAGTGCGTTCCACTCAGTCTCAGATATAGCTGATTTCTGGTTGTAAGTCGGCCAAAAACCCAAACGCTGCACATTATGGTCTAACTTATCCTCACCAAGCTCAGCCTCAATCTTACGTTCGTTCAAATGATAGCCCATGGACGGATTAGAGTTGTACCACGCAGCGACATCGTCAATCTCTTTCTCCTGATCCACGGACCATTCAGCCCAACCAGAATATTTTCCTTTCCCAAACAGACAAGTCTCGCGATACTTGGTAAAGACCGTACCACTTGAAACGGGTGTTGGCGGAGTTCCACACATGACCGTCATCGGATTATCCGAATCCGTCACGGTGTACTTAAGAGCTGATTCTTGCTCAGTGGTGTATTCCTGAGCCTCATCAATGATAAGCAAGTCGAATCCCTCACCAAGACCGCCAGTCCCTGTCCGAGTACGGAACTGGACCACACCGCCTGTCTCATAGAGTTCGATTCTTTCCTGCCCCTTAGCCCGAATAGAGTTGAAGTCCTCGCCGTCCACATAGCCCATCTTTTCCAGATAACGCTTGACCTTTTCAAAAGATGAATGCGATGTAGAAATGCGATGGGCAGTGTGCAGGATATTCAGACCATTGTGCAAGCCCCAAATCTCCAGCATATAGAGAATTTCCGACTTACCATTCCGACGCGGGATAGAGTAACCAAACTTTTGATGTACCCATAGACCGTTCTTGTCAACAGCCATGATTGGACTGAGCAAATTGACCTGCCAAGCGTAGCAAGATAGGCCTGTTCGCTCGTATAGCTCTATCGCTTCTTTGGCTTTAGAATTTCGTTTAACGTATTTGAGTATTACCGATTGAGTAGGATTTTGATTGCCAAGTTTCTTTCTTGCCATATTTTCGTCCTTTCAATCGTATCGCATGATAACCCTATCGCTGGGAGAAATTAGATCACCGACCCCTTCTCTTGTACCAAGGTTTCTGCAGTTGCTTAACCTGCTCCTGCAATTCAGTAATCAAAAGCCCCTGTTGCTCGAACAGCTGATTGATTGACTGGACATTCTTCGAACCGTCTTCCTCGAAACGCTCCATCCGCTGAACAACTTCTTCCACAATACCAGCCAAACCGTCAAGACTTGCTGAAGTAGCCAAGGCAAGAGTAGCAACTGCCGCCAACCGCACCTCCTGCTCACGTTTCTTCTTGATTCGCTTATTCATAGCGACCTCCTTTCTAGGCATAAGAAAAGCACTCGATTTCTCGAATGCTTATTATTACTATTAAGCTACCCCTTCTTGCTCAATCAGAGGCAGATAGCCATTGTCTTTCAGCAACTCATACAAGAACAAGCGACCTTTTTGCGTCCAAGTTGTCGTCATATTGGCTCTAGCCTGACCGTTCTTGTCCAGATAATCAAATGTCGTGCTATCGGTATATCCTTTGCCCATATACTTTTTGTACAAAATCCATTGTCCGTTGACCTTATGCTGAACACCCAGCTCGTGCAAGAGTTTATTGAACCGATTAGCACTCATACCATAGTCAGCAGCAATCTGTGTCACACGAACCGCTCCCTTGCTCTCAATAATCACATCTAGGTAGCGTGCTTGCTTACGAGATTCAAGCAGTTCCACCTCCAGCACCTCGTTTTTCTCAACTAGCTCCAAATTCTGCAATTCTAATTGCTTTACTTGGTTGGTAATGCCTTGCAAAAACTCAGCCAAGGCACTTGGATTAGTCGTAATCTCAACAGCTTTCTGATTGGTAACATAAGCCCCATGCTTCCGAATACTTGGCAAGACTTCTGATGTGACCCAGCGTTTGAACTGCTTGGCTTGTGGCAGCTTAGATTTCAAGATAAGCGAGTATAGACCGCTCTCGTTGATGATAACTTGGTCTTGACTTCCTCCAAGGGTGTCGCGTTTTGCGACCCCCTTATCTTCTTCGTCAACATGCTTACTCAATGCATCACGAGAATTTTTATATCCCAAAATCTCCGCAATCTCTTTACCAATGAACCAAGGCTCATTGTTAATCTCCACAAGTTGAACTTCTCCAAACTGTTCATTCTTAAAAATTTGTAGTTCCATATTATTCTCCTTTTTGTAACACTTGTTTCAAAATTTCACTATGTTCAGCAATCAAGCTGTCCATGCGATACATAATCATATTCAGCAAAGCAAAATGCTGACCATGTGTGGCAATCAAATCGTGATAAGTCCAGTAATCATCATCCTTGGGCTTTGTCTGAAGCCACATACGGATAATGTCCAGACCCTCACGGACTTCTGCGGTATAGGAAATTAGCTCTTCGTAGCTATCTAGTACTTTTTCTGCCATAATAAAAACTCCTTTGGGTATGACAAAGAAGCTCGTTTCTGATATAATGATTTCAGAAAGAGTTTCTTTCGAGCGATAAGGTATGACCTACGGTTTGGCGATTGCGGGTTATACCTTATTTTTTGATTTCATCATAAATCTTTTGAATACCGTCACGAATGACCTCAGATTTTTTTCTGTTGGTCTTTTTTTCTATGTATTCTAATTGCTCTACGGTCTTACTATCAACCCTAGCACGAATGACGGTATCCTTGTTGGATTTTTGATTGTCAGCCATTGTTTCACCTCCTTGTTATGTGGCTACATTTTTAATTATAGATAAATGTAGCTACATTGTCAAGAGGTTTTTGAAAAAACTTCAAAATATTATTCAATTTTCAAAGGACAGTGATTGATAGCTATCATGTCCTTAATTATATTTCTCAAAAAGCGCAAAAATGGTAAAAATGCGAAAAAGTTTTAAAAATTTCTGCAACAAAAAAGCACCCGATTTCTCAGATGCCAGATTAGATAAATGGAATAATGGACCTGGTATCCTTAAGAAGATCCGTAGCTTTTTTGATAAAGCTATTATCCGTCAGATATTGAATACCTGCTGGAGTGATACCAATGTTTTCAAGCCCCTCAACCAACGGATACTTCTCGCCCCAAACCTTTGACAAAGTAATACCATCAATGTACCCCTCTGTCAAAAGATTGTACATTACAAAACGCCAGTAAGTCGAACTAATCGTGAACAACTTCCCTTGAGCTACCAGATAAGTAGTATCCACCGCAATATCTTTCTTCAAACAATTGTAAAGATAAGCTAATATCTGGTAGACAATAACTGGATAATCATCCTTTGCCATAACAACCTCCCAAATGCTTATCCCCAAGCAAAGAATTTCTCATCAGGTAATTCTTGCTTATCCCACATTTGTTTCACGATTCCTTTGGCTTTATTGGCAAAGTATGGGTAACCAAGTTCCTTATCATAAGACGACTCAATTGCAACGGTGACTTCTCCTGTTTTTTCGTCAATCTCAATCATGCCTGGATCTCGATTTTCAGGAATATACCAGTAACCCTTACTATTTGAGTTAAAAATTTTAATCAATTTAAGCATTACAAATCCCCTTTCTTAATAGCCCATTCAATCCAAGCCATTTGATAATTGTAAACTTTGTTAGTTTGGTTATGAGCCTCATCGTAGCTCATCCCCTTAGCCATCAATCCAAGCTCCATTAGTTCATGGTGTAACATGATAATATCATGTTTTTGGATGTTTTTACCACCAACTTCGGTTAATCTTCTCCAACTCTCTGCCATATCATAGTTAGGGTCAAAGCGTTTACGCCCCTCCTCTAAGTCATGTTCATTGATGAAAATATGGTCAAAAATCTTTTCTACATCAGAGACAGAAAAAGAACTATTCTTTGCAACTCGAACAACCTGCATCTCTCTATTACGATTCCTAACTTGTTCGTAGTACATTTTGGCATGTTTTTCACGCTCTATGCCATATTCGTCATTTTTATCATTCCAAGCACCATATACAGCTCCACTACTCTGCATAATCCTATTATATCTTTTCTGCTGTTGCTCGTCAACAGATTCAACGTTAAGTTTTTGTCGGTCTTTCAACAACTCAGATTGTTTATTAGACCAGCGTTTTGAATGTACATTTTGCACTTTCCCATTTTTAGGGTCATATTCCACAGTACATCTGCACCGATTGTGCCTCCGCCAAACATCCTTTGGAACATCTGGATAGTTATAAACCCCAACAACAGCCCTACACCATCTACAACAATTACCGCTTTCTTTTCTGACAACTTTCGGTGTCAACCCTGCCTTAGCATGAAAATCTGCATTCGCTTTGATGCTATCGTCCACAATCGACTGCGTAAAGTTCACAATCGACTCTTGCAACAACCAAGCCACCTTATTAAACTCATCCTCAGACGACAAACGATTGACAAGACCATCAATCCTGTCCTGATTGACCTCAGGCACCTGCACCTGTAGACCAATCTTGGCAGACCTATTCAAATCCTCCTGAACTTGACCAGCATAACCACTCACAAGCTCGAAATTCCGCCCTAGCGTGTCCGTCAGTAGCCTCTGAGCTATGTTGTAATACATTTTACCGTCTGGCAACCTATCGCCCGTTACAGACGAACTGAGAGCCTCTGCCAGAATGTCCCCAACCTCCAGAGCAAAATCATTGACCGTCACATAGGACGCCCTCTTCTCTTTCAACTCCTCAAAAGCACGACGGACAACCTCACTCTTCCCATAGGAAGTTTCAAACTTCTCCTGCACTTCCCTCAGCAAATCAGGCAAAATATCACGTTCCATCCGCAGTCACCTCTGAAATCACAGGTTTAGCCTCGCTATCACCAACAATGCCTGTCAAATCGCGAATAGTCTCTGCGGTGATGTAACCTGGCAAAGCCTGATTGATTTTGATAGCTCCGTCGCCTAACATTGTTAACGTCGTTGCATCAGCCTCAAACAACGGTTCCCACTTAGGAACAGTCTTGACGAACTGTTCTCTTAAAAACGGATACTCATCACGTAAGCAAGCAGCAACATATGCGACATTTAACAGCCCGCTACCCAAACTACGCTGGGCTTTTCTACCAGCTAATCGCAAGTTCTCATGGCTTGCTTTGATTGCTTCCACCGAAGACGGATTGTCTGACACGAACCCAAGGTCATCCAAGGTCAGACCCATTTCCCCAGCGAATCCTGCAGCTGCAGTCCGCAACTGCTCTGTAAACGGGCTCATGCTAGCCGTTGTAAATTGTCCAATGCTCGGCACGTCACCATCATCATCCTTAGTAAATTCCAAGAGACTAGTTACAGTCGCTTTCCACTTGTCCATAGGTTCCGCATCTTGGCTTGTGCCCAAAACATATTTCTGTGGGAACGAGTAGAACTCCGCAGTCACATCGGCACGTTCCAAGGTCCTTTTAGCATACGACTGATAATACATACCTGCACGAGTTATCCGACTACGACCAAACGGACGAACCGCATCTGGTCTATGTATCACGGGAACAAGCAATGGCCGACCTGTTGGATTGGTAATCGGAGTGAACGTTCCACCCGAAATATAGATTGTTTGCTCTGCCGTAAAGTAGGCTTCGAGTTTCGGGTTGCCATTGTCGTCCCTTTGTAAGACCGCATAACCTTCTGTCAACAGCCCTGTAATTGGGTCTAAGATACCTGTCGCATTGCTGGATTCAATGACTTGCAGACGCACCTTATCCTCAACCTTGGACAGGTAGACAAAACTACACGAACCTATCAAGGACGATAGAACCACAGAGTCGAAAAAGACATCTGGATTATTCTGCTGAAAAATATCATTGACTTGAAACTGGTCATTGTCAAACTCACGGAAAACCAATCTGTCCGCTAAGCTATCCACACCTTTCGCACACCAGCCCAAGACCGACCGATACTGTTGACGGATATTTGGCGGAATGGTAATTCCAAACGAGCTATCTCTATGCTGCATAGCATACTGCTTATACCTCATCTCCACTCGAGGTTTGACCTCGTTTAGCTTTCGTCTGAGGTATCCAATACCTTTGTATTCCAATTTAGTGCTCCTTTCGACTTTGGCGCGAGAAAAAATGTACAGTGACGGCGTGAAGCTCTGCCGAGGCGGTGGGGAGGGTGGTACCCCCCCCTATGTTCTCAACCTCGGTACTTCGTCCAATTCATACTTTGTGGTAAATTTCGATTGCCAACAACTTTCGTTCCATTTACCTTATCGTCTGCAAATAGTTTATCGGACTTCTGCCGATTGCATTGCCAATGAGCAAGCTGAAGATTGTTAATGTCCGATGGATGTCCGTTGCGATTGACAGGGATGATATGGTCAATCACAGGGCTTAATGGATGCGGATAGCTTAATGACTTATCAACGAGGTTTCCGCAGATGCCACATGTGTTTCTTGTTTTAAGAATTATCCTCTTGTTTTTCTCAAAAGCTACCCGATGTGGACCGCTTCTGTCTGGTCTAGTTTCAGCCATTTTTCACCTCCTGAAACGCCTGTTGAAAGTAACATATCTTATATTCTGTTACGTTCGCTATAATCTACTCTAAGCTAGATACATCAAGACTTCAACCGCATTCTAAAAAAATGAAAGTAACATGCTTTTGTTACATTCAATAGTCAAACGTCAGTATTGCCTCATCCAATTCATCCTGCTGATAACCAATGTAAATCAGGGTTATTGTTGGAGTTGAGTGGTTGAATATTTTTTGTAATGTGACCACATCATGTGTCTGGATATAGTAATGATATCCAAATGTTTTCCTCATGGAATGACTACCAAGGTTTTCCAGCCCGATATGTTGACCAGCTTTCTTGACAATCTCCCACGCTGTCTTCCGTTGGATTGGGGCGAACTGAACACCATTACGTTTGTCGCGTTTTCTACTTGGAAATAGAAAGTCATAATCTTTCAGTTCTTTATTTTCTATGTATTGATTTAGGGCTTTTCTTAGCTTTGGATTGATGGCAAATGGCTTGGCTTTCTTGGTCTTCTTCTCGACCACAAACACCCTATCCCCTTTAACATCTTTGACTTTAAGGCCAAGGAAGTCACTGATCCGAATACCAGAGTAAATCCCAAACATGAACAAGATATAATCTCGCTCGTTTCTCTCTTTCAGATAATCTTTGATACGTTCGATATCATCAACGTTCCGAATAGGTTCAACAGACCGCACTTGCTCACCTCCAATCAAAAAGACAGGTCAATGCCTGCCTAGTTCCTGTTGTCTCATACTACTATTTTAGCATTGAAAATTGTATTTTACCTGCGGTCTTAATCCGTTTAAACTTCGCTCAAACTCCGTCCAAACTCCGTTTTTTCAACAAGTAAGATGCCCTTACGATAAATCTCTGCAAATGAAATCAATGCTAAATTAAGTAATTCATGATAGCGAGTTTCCTCATAACCGATTTTGTTCATGATTTCTTCCCTGGGTGTTGGATATGGTTTGAGGTATTTAAAAATCAGTATCAATCTTAGCTCTGGCAGTAAAATATGTGAAACCGAATATTCTATGGCTTCTAGCTCATTAACTGCCTCGACATGATTAAGGGCCAATTTCTCAACTTGTTGATTTGGTTTTGAAACACTTTGTCTAGGCTCAAAAGTGTATTGCTGAGTAATCTTCTGTTCCTGAAAATCGTTGGCAATATTTCGCCACATTTTGTACTTTTCAAGAGTTCTCTCTGCTTTCTCAATTGTCTTCTTCGTGTCCAATTCTGCTACAATCAACTGAATTTACCAACCTTCCTACTTCCTCTGCAAATGTAATGACTGCTTTGGATAAACCATCAATCGCTTGTGCACAGCATATAGCGACATTTTGGGCAATCTGTTCAAGCAAAGTATCATTTTCATTCAACCATCGAATCAGCTGTTCAAGTTCCTTCTGTCTTCTCAACTCTTCCTGCTTAGCTTTCTTTTTCTTGATTCTTTTGTTCATGTTTCTTGTAGGTCTCCCATGCTCCCATGATGATAGCGATTAGCACGACCAGTAGAAATGCAATCACAATCAACGCTGCTAAAAATTTAATAATTTCAAGTAAAATCATTTCGTCCTCCATTTTCTCGTATTAGCTCTTTTCTTAGCTGTTTCTCTAGCTATTTCGTCCCATACATAGTCGGCATTTTCAAGCATGAGGTCCACGCATTTGTCTTTTAGGGTCTCGATTTCAATTTCTTGACGCTCTATGTCTTTATATGCTCGATTGTATAGCTCATCTTTCAGGAACTCATTTTCTTTGAGCAACTGAACTACATCAATTTCAATCTTACATCCGTATTCTGGTAACAATCTAATTCCATTAAAACTCATCTAACACCTCCATATCAAACCCACTATCAATAAATCTATAAGTCAATTCTGGATTGATTCCATTGCCTAGCCTTTGATAAATCAAAGCCATATCTTCATCTGAAAAAAGTGTTCCTAGGTAACGATTAAGAAAATTTTTGGTAAATTCTCTAAAAAGACAATTCCGTTTCTCACTTTTAAATGGTTGCCCTTTTGCAATTGTCCTACTGCACCACATCAATAATTTTGCAATGATGTCTCTTCGTGACTGTACTCCTTCCAAACTAAAATACGTGTTTGTTTTTGGAATCAGTATCACTTCCAAATTCGCATTTATAAATGACATTGGAAATAATCCGAGCAGTTCTTTTAGTTCATTCATTAGTTCAGTATTCATTTCTCCTCCTAACATCTTCAAGTTAATTTTTAAAAGTGTCGTTACATTCATGTTTTTTAATTTCTACATCTAATGCATGTTTTAATGTTCTGGATAATGTATAACAACCTGAATATTCACTGAGTGCAACCAAATGTTCATACTCATCTTTCGTAAGTGTAATCTGTACCCTCTTCTTCAATCAAACTCTCCTAAAACGGCAATCCGTCATCATCAATATCCATCGGCTGACCGCTGAAATTCGGTGGCATCTGCTCATCCATACTGGAATAGTTAGCACTATTATCACGCTTTTCAAGCACCTGAAAACTCTCAGCGACAACCTCGGTCACATAGACCCTCTGCCCTTGCTGATTTTCATAGCTTCTGGTCTGGATTCGTCCAGTAGTACCAATCAAGTGACCTTTCTTGGTCCAGTTGGCTAAATTTTCAGCCTGCTTGTTCCAAATAACGCAATTGATAAAGTCAGCTTCTCGTTCTCCTGTTGCTTGATTTTTAAAATTGCGGTTAACTGCCAAGGTAAAAGTCGCAACGGCTTGATTAGACGGTGTATAACGTAGCTCTACATCCCTCGTCAATCTACCAAGCAAAACAATATTGTTGATTATCTATTATCTCCTCTCCCACGGCATGCTTTGATGACTATAATACGGATACAAAATACGTATCTTGCCACGTTGTGCTAGTACTTTAGATTTTGTATCTTTAGTTTGTTCGTACAGCTCGTCTATTTTATCCAACATGCGTTGTCGCGGTGGTCGTCCGTCTAGCCATTTGTAGACAGATGGAGTCGTCACACCCATCTCGGTCGCAAATTGTTTCCTCGTCCATCCTGTCTTTTGTAGGATGTATTTGATTTTATCTGCTGTGGTCATAGGTCCTCCTAAAATTTCATGAAGGTCATCCAGTGGGTAGTCCCACGTTGTTGACCAAAGAGTGGCTGATGCGGTACCAATTCCAAGATTTCTTTGACATTTACTTGTGCATCGGACCACTTAAAGATTAGTGTTCCACCAGTCTTTATACTATTCAAAAAACAAAAACTAACCTATAATAGATTTATGAAACTTACTATCGAACAAACGAAAGAATTAAAAACTTATTTGAAAGATAAAACCTATTCTCCATTTCATAGACGACTTCAAGTTATCTTGTTCAGAGCAGAAGGTCTTAGCTATAAGGAAATCACTAACCTCATCGGCTATTCAAAGTATACAATCTGGTCCTTACAGCGCAAGTACGAACTTGAGGGGATTTCAGCTCTAGTAAGAGAAACGCGAGGTGGACGGA